TAGAGCACTTGGTGAACTTGGTCATCCAGACACTCCATCCATTAACTTAGAAAGAGTGTCACACAAAATTGTTTCTCTTGTAGAAGACGGTAATACTTTCTACGGAAAAGCATTAATTCTTGAAACACCATATGGTCAAATTGTTAAGAACTTTATTGATAATGAAGTAAGTATCGGAGTCTCTTCTAGAGCTCTTGGTTCTGTTGTTACCACTAAAGAAGGTTACAATCTTGTTCAAGATGACTTGAGACTTGCAACAGCGGCAGACATTGTAGCGGATCCTTCTGCTCCAGGTGCCTTTGTAAACGGCATCATGGAAAATAGAGAATGGATGTTTGTTGAAGGACGCTTCGTTGAGGCAGATTTTGACAACGCAAAAAGACAAATACAGAGAGCATCTTCTAAACAAATAGAAGAAGTTGCACTCAAATTGTTTGAAAATTACCTCAGAAAACTTTAATTTTATAAATAAGAAATCATAAGGAGATTCCTAATGGCAACAAATAAACTAATGGAAGCCGCAGCAGACATTCTTGCAGGAAGCAAGAAATCCGCATCGGGTATGCCAACCCAAAAACTACCAGGTTCTGAGTATACAGAATTGGGTGGACCATCAAATAAACCAGCAGACGGTGAAGACCGTGTTGGCGAAGATCCATATAAGGACTACAAAATAGATCCTGAAAATGCGAAAAGAGCCGTAGCACCTACGACTAAGCCTTCATCTGCTTCTGCCGATACTCAACTCAAAGTTGGTGGTGGTAAGAAGACCATGGGTGAAGAAGAAGTAACTGATGAAGAAATCATCGCTGAAAAAATGCATGATGACGAAGCAGAAGATAAAGCAATGATGAAGAAAATGAAAATGAAAGAAAAGATGAAAGAGGATGTTAATGCCCTTTTCTCAGACGATTCTACCATTTCAGAAGAATTCAAATCCAAAGTTTCTACTATTTTTGAAGCTCGTGTTGAAGACCGTGTTTCTCAAATTCAAGAAGAAATTGAAACAGAATATGCAGGCATGCTTGAAGAAGCAGTTGAGTCTATTCGTGCTGACCTTACAGAGAAAGTAGATGACTACCTTTCATATGTTGTTGAACAATGGATGAAAGACAATGAAATCGCTATCGAATCTGGTCTCCGTTCAGAGTTGACAGAAGACTTCATTGCAGGTATGCGTAACCTATTTGCAGAACACTACATTGATGTGCCTGCAGAAAAAGTCGACCTCGTTGACGAACTTGCTGGTAAAGTTGAAGAACTAGAAAGCAAACTCAATGAAGAAATCGAGCGTGCAGTTGACCTAAAGAAATCTTTGGTTGAATCACGCAAAGTAGAAATGACCCGTGAAGTATGCGAAGGTCTTACCGCTACTCAAGTTGAAAAAATCAAATCACTCGCAGAGAGTGTAGAATTCTCCACAGAGGACGAATACAAACAAAAACTTGAGACTATCCGTGAGAACTATTTCCCTTCTAATGCTAAGAAAGCAACAGAAGCACAACTGCACGAAGAGTTTGAAGAAGAAGAGGCAAAGAAAATCATTAATGACCCATTCGTTGCTGCTGTCTCTCAAGCCATTTCTAAAACAAAAATTTAATTAGTAAACCCCAAGGAGATAACACATGTATTTGTCCGAAAATCTACAAAAGAAATGGGAAGGTGTTCTGGATCATCCAGACCTAGCCCCAATCAAAGACCCATATCGTAAAGCTGTTACAGCAGTTATTCTTGAGAATCAAGCTCAAGAAATGCAAAAAGCAAACGGTGGTTATTTGAACGAAGCCGTTCCAACAAACTCAGCATCTGCTGGTTTGGGTTCAGCTGGTGCCACAGGCTTCTCTTCTGGTGCTACTGCATCAGGTCCAGTTGCCGGTTTCGATCCAATCTTAATCAGTTTGGTTCGCCGTTCATTACCTAACCTTATCGCTTATGATGTTTGCGGTGTGCAACCAATGACAGGTCCTACAGGACTTATCTTTGCAATGCGCTCTACTTACTCATCTGCATTAGGTACAGAAGCTTTCTACAATGAAGCAAACACTGGTTTCGGTGGTCTCGGTACCGCTCAAACTGCATTGACAGTTGGCGCATCTACTGCTAACACATTCGTTGCAAACGGTGCAGGCGTTGCCGGTATGTCTACTGCTCTTGCAGAAGCATTAGGTGATGGTTCTAACACCTTCCAAGAAATGGCATTCTCTATTGAGAAAGTTACTGTTACTGCAAAGACCCGTGCTTTGAAGGCAGAATACTCAATCGAACTTGCTCAAGACTTGAAAGCAGTTCATGGTTTAGATGCAGAAACAGAATTAGCAAACATCTTGTCTGCTGAAATTCTTGCTGAAATCAACCGTGAAGTTGTTCGTACAATCTACTCTGTTGCTAAGACTGGTGCTCAAGTAGGTACAACTACTGCCGGTACATTCGACTTAGATACAGATTCTAACGGTCGTTGGATGGTAGAAAAAGTTAAAGGTTTGGCATTCCAAATCGAAAGAGAAGCCAATACGATTGCTAAAACAACTCGTAGAGGTAAAGGTAACATCATCATCGTTTCTTCAGATGTTGCATCTGCATTTGCGATGGCTGGTTTGTTAGACTACAACTCTGCTTTACAATCACAAGTTAACTTAACAGTTGACGATACTGGCAATACATTTGCTGGTACAATGTTTGGTCGTATCAAAGTGTATATCGACCCATATGCAACTACAAACGCAACTTCCGAGTTCGCAGTTGTTGGTTACAAAGGTTCTAACGCTTATGACGCTGGTATTTTCTACTGCCCATATGTTCCTTTACAAATGGTCCGTGCAGTTGATACTGGTACATTCCAACCAAAGATTGGTTTCAAGACTCGTTACGGCATTGTTGCAAACCCATTCGCAGAAGGCACTTCAAAAGGCGCTGGCGCATTAACTGGTTTGTCTAACAACTACTATAGAGCTTTCAAAATCGCAAATATAATGTAATCTAAAAGTCACCGTTAAGAGTGACACTTTAAAGAGACCTCCCACAAAGAGGTCTCTTTTTTTTGGTGCATAAATAAGCATATGACAGCTACTAACAGAAACCCAAATAATCAAAACTTTCTACAACCGAATAAGTTTATTATTAACTTTTCTCGGGCGCCTAGTATACAATACTTCTGCCAGTCAGTAAGTGTTCCTGGTATTTCATTGTCTGAAGTTCCACAGAATACACCATTCGTTGATGTATATGTTCCAGGTGAGAAAGCAATTTATGACTTGCTCAATATTACCTTTATCATTGATGAAGAGTTAAAAGGTTGGATGGAAATACACGACTGGATTCGTGCAATGACCTTCCCTAAAGACTTTACTGAATATCAGAATCTTGGTAATTTAAGTAGACAAGCATCTGCCGCTTTGGCATCAACAAGAAAACCGCAATACTCTGATGCGGCAATTACGATTCTATCATCATCTAACACTCCGTACTATAGGTACAAATTGTACGATTGTTTCCCAACATCATTATCTACCTACATCATGGGTGCAAATGATTCGCCAGATACAACAATGAGTGCCGATGCTACTTTTAGGTACAGTTACTACGATATAGAAAAATTGTTCTAAAAGGCTTGACAATTATTCCCTTTTAGTGTATCCTCTTTTTAATAAAGGAGGAACTTTACCATGAAACAACTTGATGACTTACTTGAGATGTGGCGTGCCGATTCTGAAATAGACAGAACAGAACCAGGCAAAGAACTAATCAACATTCCAAAACTACACAGCAAATACTTGAATATACTTTCAAGGCATCGGCTGTTGTCTAAAGAATCTGAGTTCAAGTATAACAAAATGAAACGCTTGAAATGGGAATACTATACAGGTAAATTGGATGATGACCAATTAAAACAATACAATTGGGAACCATTTCCATATGTGTTGAAATCCGAACTTACTACATACTTAGAGAGTGATGATGATATCAATAAACATCTTGCCAATAAAATAATGCATGATGAAATTGTTGATGTATGTCAGAGTATATTAAAAGAATTGAATTCACGAACATTTCAACTTCGTGATTTTATAGCATGGGAAAGATTCATACAAGGTGTCTGATTTAATTTTACATAAAAAGAATGAAGTATATATCCAATTTGAGTGTGATAGAGGTATCGCACAAGAGTTGTCGGATTACTTTACCTTTTATGTTCCAGGTCATCAATTCACGCCTGCATTTAAATCAAGAGTTTGGGATGGTAAAATTAGGTTAGCAGACCTAAGAAGTTTTACCATCTATCATGGTCTTGTTCTTTACATTGAAGTGTTTTGTAAAGAAAGAGATTATACATTAGAGATTGATTCTGATGTATCAGTCACACAAAACTTTTCATTAGTTGAAGCAAAAGAATTTGTTGACACACTTAAAACACCACATGAGATTAGAGACTATCAGTTAAAATCTTTTGTACAGGCAATTAGAAATAAAAGAATGTTGTTGTTATCACCAACAGCATCTGGCAAATCTTTCATTCTGTATTGTATCATTCGCTATTTGCAAATAGAGAATAAGAGAGGTTTGTTGATTGTACCTACTACTTCATTAGTCGAACAGATGTATAAAGATTTTGAAGATTAC